GTTGCATTAGCTGCCGCCGCGCCGCTCTTAACGTCTGTTTGCATCATAATCAATCTCCTTTAAAAAAGGGGGCCGAAGCCCCGAAGATTAGTTACGTAAGATTACGAGCTTGAACGTATTCAACGCTGATAACACCTACACCACTACCAGTGTTTGTAGATGTAACTGCAATTTTGACATCCGTAGTGCCAACGTCAATAAACGCTCCTGTGCGCGTAGCGTCAGTGCCGGGAGAGATGGTTACAACACCAATGGTGCCACCAGCCGCTGCACTCGCCGCCGTAAAGGCTGTTGCTAGTACCGTAGTGCCCACGCCAAAAGTTGACGCAACGCCTGTCATAGCAGTTGTGATGTAAACGGTGATGCGGAGAATTTGACTATTTGCCGGTACAACAATGGTAGTTGCACTAGACGCTTGGGTAAAGTTGTTGGACTGAACCATAACAACTTGGCCTACATTAGCAACATCAGTTCCAACTGTAGTCCCTACGGTATTTTGAATTGTGCCAGCCCGCAGAGGGCCGCTAAACGTGGTATTTGCCATGATTTTTCCTTACATGCAAGTGAGGGCGTATCTGTCTGCATGTCGTCAGCCGGGACTGTCAGATACACCGGATAACCCCGGTATTTATAGCTTTATACCATAAAACTAAAAAAGAAAGGGGGCTTTTAGGCCCCCTTTTTTACATCAATTACGCACCAGCCGAACCGTACATACCGAGCGGATCAGACCAGCCGAACGAATAACGCTCACGGGACTTGTAACGGACGTTGCCCGTGTCGAAATCACCATCCATTGAATTGGCCAGAGGGGTACGGACAAAGTGCTTCATGCCGTTAGGAACGTCAGTGGTTAGGAACCATGCGTTCGAGTCAGTCAGGAAGTTGTTGACCGTGTAGCCTTCTGGAATAGAACCGTTGTTCTTAATTGCATTGATGTCGTTATCGGCAGTAGCAACGCGGAGTTCGGTTTCTAGCAGACGAGTAGCAACGAATTGCAACGCAGGTGGAACAACCAGCTTCTTAGGCTTAGCAGCAATCAGCAGGCCACGCTCATCAGTCCATGCGGCGATTTGAATAACTGCGGCTTCCAGGGAAGTCTCATTCAAGTCGGCTGGGGTTGAAGGAATGTTGCTGTTGGTGCCACCAGAGGTCAGTGGGTGTGATGCTGAAAACAGCGCCACGCCATCGCCGCCAACGTAAGCGCTGCTAAATCCGTTGTTCAGGATCGTCGCGGCCTTAACTTGCTTGGTGTAAGCCATAGCACGAGCCAGAGCTTTGGTATAACGAGCCGACAGGCTGTCATACAGGTTGTCTTCGATGGCCTCTTCGGTCAGCGAGAAACCCAAAGCAATGGTTTCGTGGTTGTATCGAGCAGTCCATGCTTCTTGTGCGTTGTCATAAGCGATGGCTGAGCCTTCGTTTTTGACTGGCGCGGCGGAGAAGCCAGACAGCTTTGTCTCTTCTTCGAACGAACGCTCAGAGGTTTCAGTTTCGTAAATCTCTTTGTGTTGCTCGCCGTATGTTGCATACTCCAGACCGAACAGGGCATTCAAGCCCGGAAGCAGTTCTTTAAGTAGTTGTGCGCGTGAAATAGCCATGATTTAGCTCCTTAAGCAATGCTGGTGGCAGCGTAATACTGGTGTTGACCGAAGTTCAACTTAACCAGCAACTCTGGGTATTGTACAAACACAAGCGTTGAACTAGCCGCAAAAGCGGTTACTGGCGCTTGGTTCAAAATAAACGAAGTTGCACCAGCGTTAGCTGCGGTATCAACAAACGAGCCAGAAGCAATATACTCACCATTTGACGCAAGTGAACCAACATCTGTACCAACAGGCAATGCAAATGGCAGAGCAGCGCAAGTAACAGTAGCAGTAGAAATGCTAGTAAAAGTAGAATTCCCCAAGCTCACAGCGGTATCAGGCACTAGACCCAGAATACGAATTGGCAACGCATCAGTAGTAGCAGGCGTATTGGTAGGAGCCAACAGCGCATTAGCTGAGTTACCAGTGTTTACATTGCCTGAGTTATTAATCATGGCCAAATTCTGACCAATCATTGCACGAGCGCCAGAAGCCATAACAACGCCAGAAGAGCAGACAGCAGCTTTAAAAACAGTGTCAGGATCATCGCAAACGATAGCCATAATGTCACCGGCTGACGTACTAGCAGGATAATACTGAGCAAATGTTTTTTGCTTAGTCGTAGGGTTGGTGTAAGAACAGCCCAAGAAAACACCTGTAACAGTGCCAAGGGTACCAGTAGAAACGGACAAACGCTCAATATTGCCACGGGATAGACCAACTAGATCACCGTAAAAAATATTAGTCGCATATCCGTAAGGAATCGCATATTCACGGGTAGAACCCGCAAATACTTGACCACCGATCAAATTGATCGGCTTTAGGCCGTAGGGGGCCGCAACAACAGGATAAGCCATATAAGACTCCTAAAATTAAAGTTTACTTGCCTTTGCCAAATGAGGAGGTTGATTTACGCTCATTAAACAATGGCATACGAGGATCATTCTGCCGCATTAGATTATTGTCCACGGCCTCAATCTGGCCCTCAGATTGTCTTGCGTAGTGCGAAGTTCGTTGCTCTACGAATTCAATTGGAGTTTTGCACAGCAATAATCCGCCAATCTCGATGTTGTCCTTGAAGCGACTTGTCGGATCAACTAACAGTTGAAATTTTGGTTGTTCTTCAATCTTGACTGGCTCCCAGCCTTCTCGGAGTTTGGCCGATAAGTTACGTGGGTCAGCGTTGTTCAAGGTCGAAGTACGAATCCATCTGTACGCGAAACCTGGCTGCTTGTCTGGCTCAGGTAAAAGTTCGGCGGGCGCCCACTGCTTAGGACGCTCATAAACTACACGCGTTTCTAATTCACGACTAGTTTTGTTTTCAGCCATTGTTGGCCTCCATTTTCATTTTCTCAAGGGCGTACTGCTGCGGCGTTAATCCTAACTTTTTGGCAATGCCAATTTCAGATTGTTTCAGCACGATCCGCTTGGAAGATGTGCTTCTGCTTGCCGGCGCTACTACCGTTGATGACCTATCTGTACGCTGTCTGTTTGTAGACTGCGTTTCATTCTTCTCTTCCGTAAAATACTCGGGAAACCGTAGACGCATTGTGTCGTCAACTTTTCGCCAGTATTCATCGGTCGATGGATAGCTGTCCCCATTCTGATTAACTAGCTTTTGGTGCAGACCAAGAGCTAAGCTAGTCATTTCCTCATCCTTGCCAAACCATGTGTTGCGCTCTTGCCACGCAACAGATTTGGAGTCAGGCTTAGGAGGCTGGACTTGAGGAACACTATTTACAGGAGTTTCTTCTTGTTGTAAAGAAGGAACATATTCTTTTGCTTTTTGCAACTTATAGTTAGCATCGGCAATCTTTTGTTGCGCCTTCAACAATAGGTCTGGATCGCCCATGTCATACGCACTTTTAAACTCGGTGTTTGCCGCCTCAAGCTCAAGTGCTGCCGCGCTCTTATAGGTATCTAAATAATTTCTCTCACCATGAGATAGTCTATTCTTAAGATGTTTATTTTCCTCCATTGCCCTTTGAGCAAAAGTAACCGCCTCTTGCTGCTCACGTAAAGCGCGTTCTTTCTCGCGGCGCTCATCGTGCCAAACCTTTTTCATTTGTTTAAGTTTAATTTTGACGTTTTCGGAGTAATCTCCTAACTCGTCTTTATCCAACTCCTCAACCAAACTCTGAGGTAATGGCTCGCGGCCTCGATCTGCTTTGGGCGTGTCGTCTTCTATCTCAAAGTCAAAATCATCTTTATCTTCTTTAACTTTCTTTTCCTGCTTTTCATCAGGAAATTCAAACTCTTCATAACCATCTTTTTCACTCATTTGTGCCTCCTTAGGCTCTTGAAATACCGCGCGGGTCAGCTACTACTGCTTCAACCGTATCGTCATTAATTAGACGAAACTCGCGGCCATGAATCCTGAGCCGAGTGCCCGAGTTTGGCCGAGCAAGAATAAAATCACCCTCGTTGCACCACGGTCCCGTTGGGAACTTAGCGGCGTCCTTGTAGCAGTCCGGCCCCATCTTAATAACAAAAAAGACGGTAGCTAATGCTTCTTCAAAACGTCGAGTTTCATCAGCTTTGATGAGTCCACTCTCATACTTGTCTTCCGCTTCAGGGATTGTCACAAGGATGTGATAACCAGATGGCTCTGGAAGTTGTTTTGCTTTTTCTTCTGCTGTTTGTGGCAGCGTAGAAATTTCACCGCTTTCTGTAGCGATGGCTATTTCACTCATCTGATTGCTCCATAAGTTTTGCTAAGTCGAGGATGTAACCTTCAGTTGTAGAGAGTCCTCGTATCTCCCCGCAAAGTTTTTGATACTCCGCAAAATCTTTTGCCGCGCTTTGTGAGATGGCTATGATTAATTGGTCACGACGTTCCCGCACCTGCTTTAACAACACTTCTAAAACTTTGTCCATCACTCACCTCTTGTTGGTTTGGTCTGGTTTATTGCTGCTTGATCTTTGGCGATTTGAGTGCCAAGACGAACACCTTCTGCTTCCATCTTTGCATCGAGATCTGCTTTGTCTTTGGCCGATCTGGCGCCGACTTGCATACCTGCGATTGCCTTCTGAGTCTCAATTCTTTCGCGTTCAATATCCATCTGATCCGCTTTAGCCGAGGCATCCAGAATTACTTTGTTTTTCTTAATTTCTGTTTCTTGTTTTTTGATTTCTACTTCTTCCTTCTTCAGAGCCAACTCTTGTTGTTGCATCTTAACGATAGGATCTTCAGCTTGTTGTTGAGCTTGCTGTTGTGCAGCCTGCGCCTGATTTGCTTGCAACAGTTTTTGACCTGCCGCTGCCATCATGCGCGAGTATTCAACTTCAATTTCCTTAGACATTTCCTCATCCATACTCGGAAGCGGAATACCTAATTGCTCTTCAATCTTCTTGCGATATTCAAACGCTACATGCTCACTAATGTGTGCCTGCATAGCAGCTTGCATTGCCTGCGCTTGTGGGTTCTGGCCCATAATTGCAGCGATTTTTGGATCTTGCATTGCAGACTGATGTACTGAAATATGCGCCTCATGGTCCTGATAAATAAATGCTTTAACAGGCTTCATGTTCATTACTGCCATGTTCTCTGACACAGGGTCTTTAGGTTTAAAGTCCTCTGCGCTAGGGATAAGTTTGCCAATGTTTTTAATGCCAAGAACTTCTAACATCTGACGATTCAATTCAACCTGATCGTAGATTTGTGGGGCTTGTGCGGCCATCTGCATGACCGCTTGGTACTGCACAACTTTCTGCGCCATCGTTGACGCGTTCGGGTCACTTACAGGAAGAATATCTACCTGATCGTAATCCGATTTTTTAACAGAACGCTTACCATCTACCGGCTCATATGCGTAATCTGGTGGTGTACAGTCACGAATAATGTCGCGCAATAAACGGAACTCTTGCTTCATTGAGTAATGAATGCGGGCTTGTACCGCAGACATTACTTTAAGAGTGCGCTCTAAGATTGCCAACGTCGTACCAACTGGTGAGTTGGCCGACATATCAGCAACTTTCATATCAGCAGCAGAAGCAAAGCGACGGCCTTCTTCTACGATCTGATTCATTAAAGCCAGCAATACTTGGCTCGGCTCTTTATATGGCAGTGGCAAAATATTGTCGCGGATGGTTCCAGACGCCACATCAACGTCACGGAATTCACCGGGGCTAATAGGTGTGTCGTCACCCTTTACACGCATACCCTTTGTCTTCAATCCGCCTGGCAGATTAGACAACGTACCAGCATCAACTAATTGCCGAATGATTGACGTACCTGATTTAGCAAACGCGCCGATAAGGTGAATCAAACCAAAGCAATAGAAACCAAAGCCAGGCACATAACCATAGTGAACAAAGTGGCTGCGCTTCTGCTTTGTCTTATCTTCTGGCCGCCAGTTACGGCGAATGGCCAAGACTTCTTGCGACGACTTATCTATCGTCACAATGTATGGCAACGCTATACCAGTCTCTTCGCCATCGTCATCTTTATCTTCATAGCCATCAAGATCCAAGAACACCTGCATCTCAATAAGCTTGTAGCGGTCATCGCTGGTTGCCCGAAAGCCCATCTTCTCAGCAATTTTCTTCTCTACATCGTCCAGCGTATCTACCGGCTCAGGCAATTCAATGTCCCGATAAAAGCCAGCAACTTGCAAACGACGTAAATCATTTTCGGTTTTGCGCATCACATGGGATACGCGGTCAGCCGTTTCTAAATTACTTGAGCCGTAAGGAACCACAACATCTTCCGCCGGCACAAACAATGAAACCTGACGATCCAATGAAGGATCAAAGTACACTTTCTTAAACGCATTGCCAGACAGACCCAAGCCCCACAACATACGCTCATGCTCAGGACGATACTCAACCATCTTGTCCGTTAGCTGGAAATTCATGTCTTCCTGCACGCGAATCGCAGCTTCTTTTTTCTCTGGCGTTTCCTTGCCGATGATCTTTGTCTTTACTGGCCCAGAAGCCGGAAAGGTTTCCATGATTGTCTCAGCTTGGAACTTAACCAATGCCTCCGACAACAGTGGATGGTAAACACCGCACGCACCTTCCCACGGTTCGGCGCGCTCCTCAATCTTCATGCCCAGCAATTCCAAGCCGTCTACATAAGTCTGCATCCAATCTTTACGCGAACTAATGTCGTCGTCAAAATCAGACAGCAAATCACTAGCCAATGAAGACAACGTGCCGTCATCTATATACTCAGCAAGGTTCGCATCAAAATCATCTTCTGATTCTTCGTCAGGCTCGATCTCAATCTCCAGCCCATCTAATTTAAGCCGTACTGATTCTGGATCTTCAATCTCAATCTCAATATCCGGCTCACCTAATATAGCTTCTAAGCCAGTTGGCGCCTGTGAAAGCGACTTACCAATATTCGTTGCCATAGTTGTCCTTAGTAATACGACTTTTTACGACGGAAGCCAACTTCATCTTCCTGTTCATCTGAATCTAACCGCAGAAACCCGCCCTGCCTAAATCTAATCAGCGCCTGTGTAGCCGAGTCAGTTAAGTCATCATGCTCAGCATTCGGAAACCGCGCCATTTCCTCTATTAACTCATCGGCCCAGCGCGTATCCGGCGCCCAAACCTTACCAGATCGGAATAAGTCTGTAACCGAATTAATACGCACAAACTTATCGTTACCCCTGACCGGCGTATAGTCCGAAACCATCACCCCCATCGCCCGCAACTCATATATAAGAGGTGCGCCGGCAGCTTTGGCTTCGATAATACAAGCATCAGGCTCCCATTCATCATAAAACTGCTTGGCCGTATCCTTCAACTCTGGGAATTCCATCTTATTCTTGTAGGCGTCTAGCAGAATGATGTTCACATCATCCGCATTCTCGTTTAAATGGAACACACCCCATGTAGTACACGCAGAATAGTCGGCCCGTTGGCTCTTCGTGAACGCCGTATCCCAAGATTGGATAATAAACTCGCACCTCGGCGGCCTTTCTGGCTCCCAACGCCTCCACCAATCCCGTTTTACTATCGCGCCTTCCTCTCCGGTAGGCTTTTGCTGGTACTGTGCGTTCCATTTGTACGCCGGAAGCTCGTCTTTCAGGGCTTCTAGCTCTTCTATTGACCAAAACTCGGGCCATAAAGACTTACCAGACGGCATAATTGCCGGTAACTCAATCAATTCCCAGTCTGTATTGTCATTTTTTAACACTTTGCCGGTCAAATCTTTATCTGACCAGCGTGTCATCACAATAATAATCGCCCCGCCAGGCTGTAATCGCTGCCGAGGACCAGATGTATACCACTCATACACACTATCAAATACCGTAAGATCACCCTGGGCTAACCTAGCCTCTTGCTCTGAGTGCGGATCGTCAATAATAAGTAGATCGGCGCCCTTACCAGTAACAGTACCCCCCACCCCAATAGCAAAGTAATCCCCGCCATGATTAGTAGCCCAACGGCCAGCAGCCTTAGAATCAGCCCTAAGACTGACATTCGGAAAGATCTTCGCATATTGCTCACTATCCACTAAGTTCCTAACCTTCCGGCCAAACCCTACCGCTAACTCAGCCGTATTAGATGTCTGGATCACCTTCTTATTAGGGAAGTTTCCTAAGAACCACGCCGGCAGCATATTAGAAGCAAACTCAGACTTGGTATGACGCGGCGGCATATTAATTATCAGCCGCTTCAACGTCCCCGCAGCTATCTCCTCAAACTTCTTAGCCATAAGAGCATGATGCCTCCCATGTATAAACCCCGGCCACATCTCATGCACGAACGACATAAAAGACTTCTGCGCCCGCTCACGGACAACAGCATCCTTATATTGCGCCACCTGCTCAAACAGCTTCTCCTGCTCAGCAACCGGTAACTTATTTATCAATTCGCTTAAATCCACCAATCCCCCAAATACGACACAGTGTCGCTTTTGAATGTACTGCATTTTAACGCAGTTCTTTTTTACTAACTACTCCAGATTCCTAAACTTCAAATATACGGGCCTCACAGATCTCCCACTACCCTTCAACCTCTTCAGCGCGCCTAACCTCACTAACCTATCCAATATCTCCGACGTATTCCCCATCCCACTCTTCCCCCTAATCCTACATATGTCCCGTATAGACGGACCATATCCCTTCGCCTTCCACCACTCATCTATCAATAAAAATACTTCCCTCTGCACCAGCGTCATATCCATCC